TCCGACTTAGCCAAGCGCGATTTAAGCAGACAAAACTACTACTGCGTCATAAACTCCGGCAGCTGTGCGATATACCTCAACTTTAGCTGTTCCACCCTGAGGGATAGCCGCTGTCCCACGAACGACCATTCCAACAGCTCCTGTGACAGTAACGGCAAATGCACCTCCACTAATATTAGCGATAGTTAAAGAGGCAATTTTTGTCCCAACATTCTCACCTGATGCCCCCGTAGCATAAGCCAAGGCAGTTTCAACATCTGCTCCAAGAGGAAGGGTAAGCGCTATCCCCGCGGCTGGAGTAAGTCTGTAATACCGATCACCGAGCAGCAATTGAGCAGCCGTTAGCGTCTGGGCATTTGGAGAAGCAGTATAAAGAGATGTTTGAAAACCAGCGTATCCCCGTTCTCCATCAGTCCAACCGTAGTCAGCTCCGGTGATATAGTTCAATACAAGCCATTGCCCCGGGATTCCAAAGTAAACTTTCTTGGCATTAGTACCTTGAGAAACAGATAAAACGGCGTAGCTATTGTTGCCATTTTGGAAATTCTGAACTCCTTCAACGTAAATCAAAATTCGCTGGCCATCTGCTCCAGCCGGCAAGGTAAGAGGGGTTAAAGCTCCGTCGTTAATTGAAAGGCGGATAACACCGACGTTCACAGGGAGGGCAGTTGCCGTAGCTCCGTTGCATGTAACGTCCGCATATGACTGCGAAAAAGCAGAGGTAAAAACATTTGTCGATTTAATAGTTTGACCAGAAAGCTCAAGGTAAGACATGTTGCTATAATACTACAACAGAAAAAAAATCATAAATATTACCATAAATAGTTCCAGCTGAAGTAAGCAGGCGTTCCTTTGACTTTATATGCCTCGCGACCATCTTCCAAAGTAAGTTTTTTATGCCTTGCTCTATAGCGATCGCGTCGTTTCTCGTTACCATGGTCTAACATTCTCCAAAAACCGATCTTATCGTGGTAATGCTCGTACGGAAGACGACCAAAGCTCGCTACTGGATGTCCGTCAAGGTCAAAAACGTCATATTTATAGCCCTTTTTCGTGCTAGCTCTAAACACATAGCCATCAAGCTCCATTATATTAGTAGCTAAGAAATTCTATCTGGCTCGTTAAGGTCTTCCATCTCAACAACTGCGTCGCGCATAAGCACCCATCGCCGCATACGTCCAATTCGGAGCAAATCAACAAGGTCGATTGCCTTGTCAGCAGCCTTAATAATTTCATCTTCTGTGCCAATAGCATGTCTAATCCGCTCTCTTATAAGGCGTTCTCGCTCAAGGAGATCACGAGTAAGCGTTATTAGATCATCCAGTTCAAATAGCAAATCATCCATCGTTTACTTTTATATAAATTAACGTAAAAAATCTAAGACTTTGGTGTACGCCGTTGTATAGAGCTTTTTTTTCTGTTTCAATGTTATAATAGAATGAGCGGCATCGATTATGTTACTAGCATGCTTCTTACTTATTGCAAATGTAGCTATTCAATTTTAAACCAGGAAGAATACACTTATTTGGCATCAATATATAACTCAGCTGAAGCATATACGCCGCAGTATATTTTCGGACAACCAACAGCAATCTTTATCGCTTGCGGAGAGCAAAAAAGAGTCATATTTTGGGTCAATCGCATTGATTTTGAGGACAGTCAAGTACAAGACGTCCTTTTGACATTGAATTGGCTTTAAAATCGCATAATAACAAATCTAATATTTCTTGAAACGCCTTCAGCATTGTCAACGTAAACGATAACAGATCCTGCACTTGGAACTAGAGAGCTAATAAGCGGTCTTCCCGAAACAGTTACACTAAAACATGCTGAAATGCAGCTGCTACTTGTTAGATTTGGTATGCTAAATGTATACGCTGTCTGATTTGCAGGGAGAGACATGTCAACAAAACGCGCTACGGGTCCGCTTTGGTAAGTATTTAAATAAAGAGCTCCGCTAGTATAGATAATTGATACTATTAAAGACGCAGTCGAATAGCAAATTTTGGCTATATTTGGACGATAAATATAACCGGCTGATAAAATATTCAAACTGTTTGTAGAGCTGTAATTTTTTATCTCCACCGGAGGGGTTGACCATCCGTCATACAGGGAATAACCAAGATAAGATTCAATACTAGCTTTTGAAGGAAAGGTTATGGTCCGGTCGGCCGTAATGCTGACAAAATACAATACTCCGCCTGTTAAAATTTGGTCTGGGGTAAGCGTTATATTTGCATCGGTCGTTATAGAACTGCTTACAACAGGCGTTGGTTTATATGTTATATAACCGTTTACGCTAAGTGTATTTGTTGATATATGGTCGGAACTGATGCCATTTCCGACTGTCAAATCATCGCAATTCATAGTCGTTGCTGTCAAATCGTTAACATTTTCAAGGTCATAAGCATCTGCGTTGACTCCAGCGGCCAAAACTTGACCAATATCGGGTACTGGAAGGCTTGGACTGAATGCTGTCCAATTAATCGTTCCTCCTGATGTCAAATCAGTGCAATTAACATCAGCCGCAGAGACACTCGCTCCTCCAATAGCTCCTGCGGCAGTCAAAGTATCACAATTAATCGCTCCAGAGGCTGTAACAGAGGAGCAGCCAAGGCTATCAACACCGACAATGTCCAAATTATTAGCATCATTTCCTTCCGCAAGCACTTCTTCGAGGTTTTGAGCTCCACCAGGACCGATTGGAGGGTCAAGAGTAGTATAATGTAGCGTATCACATGTAATTTCATTCAAATTTGTCATCGAAAGACCTCCGCCATCGGCTCCTTCCGTAAGAACTTCTTCGAGATTTTGAGCCCCTCCGCTTGGCAAAGGAGGGTTAAACGTTGTCCAGTTTATCGTATTAGCAGTCAGTTGAGTCGCTATCACGCTAGATGCTCTCAGCGTTTGTCCACTAAGCTCTTGGTATGACATCTTATACTATTTAAATATAATTTTTTGCCACCATTCGGCTTCTTTTTGCCATTTAGCCATGTGTTTGGCGCGGTAATGTGCACGCATAGTCGTCCACGAATGAGGCACGAAAACGAGGTTTTCGACTCTACAATCCGTAACATCTTCATCATGATGGAAAATATCATAGTTCTCTGGCGGTTGGCCGTCAAATGACTCCAATATAAGGCGGCCATGCGATACTTTTTTGTTTTTGTTTATACTGATCCGCGAAGTAAGCCGTCCGCCATTCATAACCAACATTTGGCTTAGCTTCTTTTTCTTTTTACCTTTGAAAACCGTGCCTTTATTGCCTACAATAATGCCTGGCAATGATTTCCCTGCATATCTTGCTTTGACGAAAACTTCCTCTTCCATATATATAATGGAAGAAGAATTGTTTTCAGTTTACAAAGCAAAGTATGGTAAAATAGAGCCTTTACCGCGACAATGTTGTTATGATCCATTGGAAGTTACGACGCGCGACAACATTATATGCAAAAATTGCTTGACTGTTTTGGGCGTTGAATCAATCGGAGCATGGTCTGATACTAGTAGCCTTGTCACTAAATCTTCTTACGAGAGAATGCCGCATTTCACGCATTTACTAGAAGCTGCGCAAGGCATTGACCGCGTAAAATTGCCTCAAACGCTCGTCAGCGATGTTTGTGAATTTATTCGCTATAACGGGTTCGAAAACAGCGTCGAATCGATACGTTTTGCCCTGAAGAGCCTTGCTTGTTCGCATCCGCGTTATGAAACTTTTTATCCAAGCGCTCCGCGGATTTTGTATCTTATTACTGGCAATATTCACCCGCAAATGAGCGACGAGACGATGGCGACGCTTCATCAGATGTTTAAAAAGGCGCAGCCAGTCCTCGATCGCCATACAACTCATCGAAAAAGCGCGATATCTTATCCGTATATTATACATAAATTGCTCGAAATCATAGGCGAATATGAATGGATGAACCACTTCAAATTGCTGAAAAGCCGCGGTCCGCTTTTCAAGCTTGACGTAATCTGGCGACAGGTTTGCGAAGAGCTTGGTTGGCCGTTTAACAGTTCGTTTAATGGATAATTACTCTTCTCCTTCGTCTGGAGGGAGCTGTTGGTCAGGGATTTCGCCCTCGCCCTCGTCTTCTTTACCGTCGCCGCCTGGAATACCTTGTTGCGGAACAAATGAATCTGGATTTAACATATCTCCTATGAATCCAAGTATTCGCATAATTCCATCGGAAAGTCCGATCAAATTTCTCTTTGTGTGGTCGTAATTAACCAAAGATAATTTTTCGCGTTCTTCATTAATCTTAGCTTGCGAGGGTCTCCCCCGCCCAAAACTAAAATCCTTGAATATTGGGAGCATTTCGAACCCAGAAACTGACGATCTGCTTAGTTTAAATTCGGCCAATTTATCGGACTTATCGACGGCATTACTGGACGGCGGAATAGGAGTTGTTTTCCCAGATATTCGAGTAATTATACCATTTATCACCCCCCTTCGTTGTTCCAGCGAATCCTTTAAATTTTCTATTTCATCATCGTTGGCGTCCGGAGTTATGAAAACTGATACCTGGTAACCTGCATCATTTTTTAAATACATTATTAAAATACCTTCGCTGTCCATTTGTATATAATAATATAATGTTGCCGGAGGATTTACCAACGTTAGAATGTCTTCTGTCATTCCTATATCAGGAACTGTTATTCCGTATTTCTTTCCTATCATTTTTGTTTCATTAATTCTTGATTGAAATGCTCTCTGAAGAGCCGCTTCTTCTTCAATACTGTCTAGTACAGCCTGAGCTCTAAGCAACTCATCCGGATTACGATTCAGAGGAAGGGCAAACTGGACTGATTTTCCAGCTCCATCTCCTTCTCTAGCGGCTTCGCGAGCGTTTTGTCTCAAATTTTGATTAACAACATCTCTGACCCTCGATGGAACTTGATCAATACGAACGCCGAGACCGTCAAAACCATCTCTCACAGATGCTTCTGCTGACGCAAGCACTGCTGTATTATCTCTAATATTTAATCTGTTAATAAAAATTTCTGAAGTTAGCCGTCTTTCGGCCTCTTCTGCGTTGCGTACAAGATGAGCCCGCATTTCAGCATCTCTTTGAGCCTGTTCAGCTGCTAATCTTGATAGTTCTTGCCGGGCAGCTTCTGAATTAGCGTTCATTTGAGCAATTGTCATCGTTGATGTATTAACAATTTTGCCTTCTACAGATGATATAATAGCATCTTTTTCCTTGGTAATTCTGTCAGCCTCTGCTTGTAATTTTGCGTCTACTGGAATTTTAGCGAATTTTTTGCCTGCGATTTGGCCTTGCGTAAGTTGAATAGCACGATTTAAAATAATCTCAATAGTCGCCGCTTCAGGGCCTTTTCCAGACAATTCAAGACCTTTTTCATTAATAGCAGCTCTGATATCAGCAATCAACATACGAAATTTTGTCTGCAAATGGTCTTTAGCTTGTCCTTCAACGCCACGAATAAGGAGGTTATCGACCAAATCACGGACTCGTTCTGTTGTTTTAATATCAATCGGGCGAGTTAACAGCTCTTCTATAGCCTTTACAGTGCTGTCGATGGCTTTAATGACCAACGTCTGCGACTCAAGGCTTTGCTGTGTTTGATCAATCGGGGTAATTTGCTGCAACTCCCCTGCGCGAGCCGCAGCTGTCTCCATAAACTCGTCATTAAGCTCTAATTCCTCTTCATAATCAAGGTCTTTTCCGCTCCTGATGTACTTTTGGACAGGCATGTAATATGGATCTTCGCTTGGCTTCAATACTCTGCGACGCATTAAGTTTATACTAGTTGGAAAGAAAAAAATATCTCTATTATTAATATATAAATGAGCAGTCCCCTACATCCGACGCATCTTGGCAGCAAATCCAATCCAATGGCTACGTACGTTGTAGCTGACCCGACCGTCAGAGCCTCTCCAGCTCCGCAAGCGCGCAAGTCGCCAGAGGAGCTTCTGACCCGTTTTAAGCTCTTTATTCACGATGAAACATGCGCTCATCACTCTGTTATAGTCGCAAATATCATTCAAAACCTCGGTCTTTATGCAGAAGACAGTAACTATCGCTATACAAAAATTGATATTACCGCTCTTACTTTGCCGATGCTAGAGCGCGAATACGGCTCTATTCCAGCTCGCTACGGCGTTATTGACCACCCAACTCAGCCAAATCAGCTCATAGTATGCGGTCAAACAGCTTGGATTGTCACAGGAAGCGTTGAAGGTTGGCGCGCATACGCCAAACTTATCCAATTTCCAGTCTAATTTTCCCCATCGTTAAAAACTCAAGAAATTCTCTCCTCTTAATATAGCATGATGATCCCCGCGATGTTTAACGGAAAACCATTAAATGGAGTAGCTGTTAGCGATGATGGAAAGGTCTATATCAAAGGAAGACTTATAACAAACAAGCCAGATATGCACAACGGTTATGTATACTTTAGACATGCAAACAAGCGCTACTATGTGCATAGAGTAATAGCCTCTACGTTTGGCAAGTATGAGCCAGGGCTTGTTGTCGATCATATTAACCGTAAACGCAGCGATAATAGAGCCTGTAATCTCCGTTTTGTTACAACAGCGCAGAACCTGCTAAATGCTGATTTTCATCCAAGAAAGTGGATAACGTGCGACATGGAAGGAATTTTCCATATTAAAGTCAATATTGAAAAGTATCACGCTTATGATACAGCTGAGACATGGGATGAAGCCCTGAGAATACGCGCTTTAATGGTCGACGATTACTGTGATTATGAAGGACTTGGCTTTTACGTTTATCATAGTTGTTAAAATCTTTTCAGTACTATTAGTAGAAGAACAATGGCTTTTACTAATAGTAAAAAGGCAGCCTTGCCCCTGACAGTTGAAGGCGATGAAGGCCGGGCAACTGGCCGGTCATCAGCCAAAGCTATCCCTGTTGCTTACAGCGATGATGGTGAAACTACAATTTTTTTGCGTCCATCTGTCTGCATTGAAGACATTTTAGTTGAAGAAGAAGAGAAATCGCTCCGCGACGAAGTTGAGGGGATGGATATCGAGCGCATGACTAAGCTCCGCGAGCTTCTTAATAAGAAATTTTTTGATCACGCTGAGACAACGCGAGGGGCTCGTTTCATGCCAGCCCCGAATGACTCTCTTGGCCGTGAAGTTGTCCTTGTTGGAGGCCCCGCGGGAGCAGGCAAATCAGTGTTTTGCTCGGCGTATGCGCGCGGCTATCATACTCGTTATCCTGATCGAAAGATCTATCTTTTATCTGAAAAGCCGGAAGATCCAATCCTTGATGAGCTAAAATACATTGACCGCCTTAATCTAGAGGATTTGAGGCCTGAAATCGCTATGGAAGAGACAAAAACCCCTACTGGCCGCTCTAAATTCACGTCCACTAAGACGTATCAAGACTACAAACAGTTCAAAAACAGCCTTCTAATTGCCGATGACTTGGATGCTATCGCTGACCCGCTCTTGATGGAAGGAGTGCTCAAATTGGTTGATTCTATCACAAAGCTTGGTCGTTCTAGCGGCATTTCATTGGTCTATACTACGCATAAATTGCTCGGCGGACGCTATACAATGCCTGTCATTGAGCATGCTACTAGATACGTTTTCTTCCCTCGCGCCTCTGCTTCGCAGGTAGAACGCTTTATTAGCACATATGGTAAGTCGTATAAGCACCTTCTTGGTCGAATTCTAGGCGGATCACTCACTTATAACGAAGATGAAACGCCTCGAAGGCCGTCGCATTGGATCAGTTTGAGTATTTCGCACCCAATGCATCTTCTAAGCGAACGAGAAATTTTATCAGTTAAATAGATAGATGGCAGCTAACGCAACAATGTTCAATATTAGACATGATGATGTTGGTTTGATCCCTTATCGATTCATTTTCTATAGCGGAAGATGGATTTTTCTCAATGTTGGAGATCAAGAAATCGATTTTACAATCGATACTGGCTCAGTAATAGCTAATGTTATCTATCCACCGCCTGCTTTGGTTAAAATCAATGTTAATCTGCCTGTCCCTGGCGAAGAGGCAGATGATGATGACTTTGTTGCTTATATGAAGCTTATTAACAAGCTAGATGAGCTAAGGCTCAGTGATATAGATCGATAAATCGTCCGGATTGTCAATTTTCAGCTCACGCATCATTAAATCTACGAATTTGCTATACTCTTCTTCGTTAAGATGGTCCATCATAGCTCTCATAAGCACGTGCCTCCCGCAAGTCTGATATAAAGGATCTGAACTCTGATATTTTCGCTCATTAGATGTAAAGCCTTCGCCTTCTCGCTTAAGCAAATCGAGGAGATGATTACCTTCTTTAAAATGCCCTTTAACGTACTTTTCATAAGCAGCGCTAAGTACGCGGCCATACGGATCAAAAAATTCAAAGCCATTATCGCCGCCTTTGTCAATCAGCAGGCTCCAATGACCGATAACGCCACCTCCCTCACCTGTTTTAGACTCGAAAAAGATATAAGCATGACCATTATCATTAACAAAGAGTTGGTCGATATCGCTTATATCGTCAAGGTTTGACTGGAGCGCGATAACGGCGCCTGGATCGAATGCTTTGATATCATCGCCGCTTAGCATGTATGAACGTTCTTCGTCGGTAGCTGTCCAAGACATTTATACTAGATATTAGAATATTTCGCGGGCAATCGAACTCTTCTTCTTCGAAGTCAAACTCGTCGTCTATCGAAAAGCGGATAATCATTCTATACTTATAAGGGAAAACTTTTCGACCAACCAACCACCCTTTGATGTTGTAAAAATTGCAAAGTAGTCAAATTTAGCGATAAAATTTGACCAAAGCGAATCAAAAAAAGCGAATGATTTTTGCCAACTTTACCATGAAAGCCATCGAGGTCTGGGAAAGTTTCGGAATTTTGAGTAGTGACAATCGCTGATATATATGATCTTCTTGGCTAATTTCTTCGCTTTTTCAGCGCGAAAGTCAGCTAATTGCTTGTCAGGTGAGCAATACGGATTAAGCAACGCTATCGATCGCTCTTGTATAGTAAGATCCATTTATTATAGAACGGAAAGTTTTTTGGTAAGTTTGCGCGGCTTTACAGGTTTGAGCTTGGTATTTTGCCAATAGCGTCTATCGCATATTAAATAAGATGCTTTCTCTTTGTTGTCTGATACTATCTCATACTCCAACTTTGGCATTAACTCGCTCTTTTTAAACCCATAATCTACAGCTTCGAACCCTTCCATAATGAAATACTTACATTCTTTAATAGAGCTAAGATATAACGAGCTAGCCAGAACATCAGCCACGCTTGTATTGATAATGTATTCGATATTAATATCGTCAGCAATGATATAAATATGGTTAAATGTGCGTTTGTATTTTACAAATTCAAAATAGCGCTTCAAATCGCTTATAATAGCTAGAATAAACGAAGTATCATCTTTGCAACTGTCATACCCGTCTTGATCTTTCGTGTAATGAGCCATTTTTGGCAATGCGTCGAAGCAAATGAAGCTCTTTGTGAACTTAATGAGCGAAAACACGCGCATATTCCATCCAGTGCCGAACATCAATGCTGTCATCTACTACTATTTTGAGGAGAGATAATTTTGGTCAGTTTTTTTGTCGAGCAAAATTTTTCTAAGGGTCAAATCCTTTATGTGACATAAAAGATTTATTCCGGGCTAGAATACTAGTATCAGAGCCGCTTTAAACTTTTTTACGACAGCGTCTTTTTAGACGGTTTTATAAGGAAATTCCATCTGTTTTTGAGCTAAGTTCGCTTCGCGAGAAGGAGGCAAACTTATTGGAGTAAAATATACGAGCATTAAACACGTCTGTCGCAGAAAGCCTGTTCGAAAGTCACGTTTTTGTTCGTAATGAAACAAATATTGGACTCGATTAGCCATTTTCTAATCAATTCGTCGCGTTTAAGGTCGCTATAGTTCTGATTGAATTCAAATTCATAGGTGTAAGGAAGCGGTTTTTCTGTTAAATCACGATCAATGAAAGTCAGGGGCTTGATATACGGTCTGAAATGCCGTTCTAAAAACTCTTTAACATCCATATTTGTATAAGAAGAAAGGATAATTTTTAACTTGTTTAATCGAGCTCGTCCTCTAGCATGCTCACGGCGTCCTTGATCAGACCCCGCCTGAAGCGAGCACCGCTTCCACCTCCAACAGCCGCTCCTCCGGTAGCTGCCTTGGCTGCAGCAATAGCACGCTTTTTCACCTCGCGTTCTACGTCCTGAACGATACCGCCTCCGGCCGCGCGGCGCACAGCGTCAATTTTGTCCAAGGCATACGCCGCCGTGCCCGCTCCAGGGACTCCGAGAGCCGATGCAATGTCCGCCGCTTCGCGTGCTCCGCTGAGAACCGCAGGGCCGTACTTCCGAGCGAGCGAAGAGGCCTTTTTGAGCCAGGAAGAGACGCCGCCGCCGATGATAGCCGAGGAAGAAACGCCAACTTGCTCTTCGAGTTTGGGCAAAGTTGAGGCCTCGAGCACGTCCTTGCGAGAGAAGAGCACAGGGTTGTATTCTGAAGATCCGTCCGCCATTAGCTGGAGCATACCGTCGTAAAGACACCAAACCACAACAATATAACCAGCAGTACTAGTAGCAGTGGTTTGACTTCGGTTATTTGTGCAAGTAATATTAAAATTAAGGTTAAAAGGACCGCCGACACCCACCGAAAGGTCATCATCAAGTCCAATATCGTCAGGAGTAATAACTAAGAGAGATCCGCAACCCTTAAACCCAAGCGGGGGAGTAGCAGTATTATACAAAGCACCTCTAGTCATGGGAGCTCCACCTTGAGTTACACCTCCAAACCAATCAGGAATAGAATAATTTTGGCTCTGAATGTTGTTAAGTGACATCAATGCAAGGTCATTTTGTGTCAATCCTGCGAGGTAAGTGCTTGAATTGAAATACATGGTAGCAGCAGTGATTGGGAGAAACGTATCAGCAATTGTCGGACCAAATCCAACGCCAATAGTACCGCTCGGATTTGGGATAACGCCAACAATCCATGCATGTGGGATGCTTTGACATTGAAAAACATTAGTCGTAAACGATGTTCCAGTGCCAATAGCTATATTATCGGGAGCAGCTGCGCTTTGAAACACCCATTGAGGGCAAGGATAAGCAGCTACAGCTGGCGGAGAAGGAATGGTCAAAGGGGGCGTTACGATGCTATAATGTAATTCACACTGGTAACCGCCAGGAACTGTAAGAGCAACAGACTTGGCACCGACCATCCCTGTAGGAACGTACCATTTAACCATTCTGTTGGCAATATTTGTTACTGTGTTGATAGTAATAATGATTTGGTTACGAACATTCATAAGAGCACCGTCATCCTCAGGGTCGCCAGAAGCATTCCATAGAAGAGGATGGAAAATTGGCTCAACGATATCACCGTAAGTAACGGATGCTGTGGAAGCGTTAGGACCTGTACTCAAAGCTGCGTTAGTAACAGAGCACGGAAATGCTCCACGGGCTTCGTACCGAGCATCGCCCAAGCCAAGTGGATTCAATGTCTGTAGAGATGACGAAGCAGCATCAGCAGACGAATATTCGCTGTAATCTGCGCAGTTATCGAGGAAATAAGGGGTTCCTGAGCTAGAAACATTTGTTAAAGCAGTGGTATCAGCCATCCTCACCCACGGTTGAAAATGATCTTGAGTATCATGTGTGATAGTATTACGGTTAATACTAACAGCGCAGCTACGGATGCAACGGTTGATCGGGAAGGAAGCTAAAGCATCACGTCCGGCTCCAAGGACCTTAAGATTCGTATCGTTACCTGCGTTGGCAGCAACGGTGTATGTAAATCCTGGAGCTTTCAATACCAAAAACATCTGCCGTTGCACATATGAACCAGGAGGGATGCTAAGCTGCCAAGTAAGCTGTGAGCCATCTCCAAAAACAGTAGAGCTTGTAGGAGTTTGATAAAGAGGAGTCACTTTGCGCGCAGATCGATGAACAACACGAACTGGATTGTAGCTAAGCATACGCCTGTCGCCATCACTTACAAGGGGGATTGTATTGAACGTACCGCTAGACATTTTGTTATACTAGAAGCTACAAAAAAAGTATTAATAATGTTTAAATCTATATATTTTTTTGTTTATACTCTAAAAGTCCTTAGCTGAACAAGACAATCGCGTGCAATGCGTTCGGCGTCATAAAGCATTAGCTCTCTCGGCTTGAACATCATAAGAACGCTAGCCGAGGTGTTTCGTTGTAGCTTAATAACACGAGAATTACCATAAACGTCGACCCATAACATTTGAAAACCGAGTGATCTGATATGTTTTGCTTGGTTAAGGCTTAACAAACGAAATTCTCCCTGCGGATTATAGACCAAACGACCGCTGCTAGAAGCCAAACGCACATCAGGATCGACAATGAAGTTTGTCAATATTGGCTGATCATCTTCTTCTGTAACAGTGTTAGTTGTCACTTCTACGCCGTAATCTACGCCAGGAGTAGTCGTTTGGAGCTGCGCCGGGATGCCTTTATTCGCATTGATTTGAATAGCGCTCAACGTGTTAAAGCAGGCTAAACTTGTCTTGGTCTGCGTCATGATATAGTAAGATCCAGCAATAATGCTTGGCTGGCTAGCTGGCGGGACGATATCGCTTGCTCCGACAGGCGGCGGAAAGACGTTAAAGCTGTTAAGATTGTTGATTTGGAAGCAAAAATATTGATCTGTAGTAGCCAAATCGCGAATAGCAATCGGTGTAAAATACTGCAAAAGACTGCTCGCTTCTTGATTGCAATAGAGCAGGGTCAGATCAGCCGGAGGAGGATCAGTCATGTTATCGTAATAATCAGACTGCGCAATAAGCTCGATTTGCTGCGTTCCAGGATTAATGCGAAAGAACGGAGCTTGACGGCCAGCAACGACAGGCAAATCGTCATGCGCTTCTTGAATTGCGAGGTTAAATAGATCAATCAAGTGCTGAACATTCATCAGATAATAATAGGCGCTGCCAACGTCTTGTTTGGTAAACGGAGATCCAGGAGTTGGCTCATCAATGAATTCTGGCGTCCATATAACGCGTTTTGTTACTATATTAGCGCCTTGCTGTAGCGTAAAAGTGTAAACAGTAGCGTTTGGATTCGTTTGTCCAGTCAAAATCGGAACAATCATAAGCGGAATAGTTGTAGTATCGACGCTAAAACGAATGATTGAAAGATCATAAAGGCTAGAATCATCGATCAAATCGAAGATAGCGCTTAGCTCGAAATCAGCGCTGAGGGACGGATTTGTGTTCTGGTTATAGAGCTGGAGCTCGATGTATTTATATTGCGGTCGAGACATTGTCTTATGATATATATCAGATTTTTTTTGTTACATTAATATATAATGGATAAGCGACGTGCAGCTCTGGTTGAAATGCTTACTCGCGGTGGAGGGGATGGATTGCTTGGTGAAATTGAAGACAAAGTTGGAAAATATGCTCGTTCTCAGGTTAAACGCGTTACTGGCGGAGCTCCTGTTGCCGGTGCGGCTATTGGCGGAGGCGTAGAAGAGCTGATTAAGAGGGAGGTTGAGAAGCAAATTCGCGGTGCTTTAAGCGGCGGAGGGCTTGTTGAGGACGTTGAACGCGAAGTTAAACGCAAAATTCCCGATTTTGTTCCTCTTTTGAAGAAGGCGACCGGGGGCGGAGTAGTAGAGGATGTAGAGGCTGATATTAAGCGGCGTATTCGCAAAGGAGTTGATGCTGCTATGGGCGGTGGTGTTGTTGAAGACATTGAGGCAGACGTAAAACGTCGTGTTAAGAAGGGTATTCAAGCCGCTGCAGGAGGTGGCATCGTTGAAGATATCGAAGAAGACGTTAAACGACGTATTAAGAAAGGCGCTCGCGCGGCTATGGGCGGCTCTGCCATGGCTTCTGTAGGGGACAAAGATGCTGTTTACAACGGCGAGGCAAGCCACACGCCCGGTGGCTTGACTAAAAAAGACCTTATGATTAGCCCTTCAAGTGGGAAAGTTGTTTCGAAAAAGCAATACAAGACGGGGAAGGCTCTGGCGGCTCGCTTTGGCCGCGCTTAATGAGTGAACGGATTATGATATCCTCCTGTTATAACATTACTTGTTGATTTGCTATCAATACCAAATGTTTTTGGGTTAAATCCAGCAGGTGGCTTGAATTCTGATTCAATTTTACGCAAATTAGATGCAAATAGAGACGCAAGATCTGTATTTGCTGGCGCGATCGGGCTTACACCAGGAGGAAGAGCTGTCACCGAAGGTGAAAACGCGTGAGTTTGAGGTACAAGCGGCGCGATTGGTGCTACAACAGGCTGCGACGGTGGTTTAAATGTGAAATTAAGCGTCGTCGGAGTCGGGATTGCAGCGGTTGTTTCAATCATAATATTCGAAAGCGGCGCTTCATGACCGAGTATTTTGCATGGAGACAGCTTATCATCATATTTTCGAAGTCTAGTATCAATAGTTTTTTCTCTAGAGAAAGATGTTTTGATATACGGAATTTCCTCTGGAATAGAAGCTTTGCATACAAAAACGTCCTTCCCTGATACGGAAGGAGCATCTATTTCGCTTGTAACAACTTTCTGAAGACGATCGATAATGATCGGCTTTGCTGCCTCTTCGACGACCGGTGTTGTAGGAATTTCAGGGTCAACATGTTGAATTCCTTCGCTATCATCACCTCCGCCTTGGCTCCATGCGCCGAAACTAGCCTCTCTTTCCCATAAACGCGGCATTAATTTGTTCATTCTGCATCCGCGACGCACTGTTTTTTCGATGTATTGACCATCGAGGCGGGAAAGCTCTTTTCCAAAAATAATTTCGCTCTTTGGACCTGTAGTAATCTCATTATCGCCTGCCCAAGCCCGGTAATAATTGAACAATTCACGGGTGCTTTTCGGCTCTTTAGTTAGATAATCTCGTGCAGAACAGAGAAATTCGAGGATCGGATCGTCTGTTTTGGGCATCAATGACTGCCTGAGCTTCGTTTTCGGGAAGTCTTGCGGGCAAAAATCACTAGGAATTGCATGTCTTTTAAGGAATTCGAAAATTGTACGGGCTCCAAGCGGAGCGGTACTCCTATTATAAAAGTCTTCAAACCATTCTGGTTTTTTGCTGTTTTTGAGCCTTGAACTGCCTTCAATCAAGCAAACACGACGATCGCCTTGTTCGAGAGCAATGTCCAGTTCATTGGTTGTCATGATAATCCAAGGGTTATTATCAACGCTATCCGGGTCAGCGTACATATGACGAGAGCGGTTTGTCGTAAAAGTAATCATGCTCTTGAGGCGATCAACATAGACAGAAAAGAGATCTTTCTTGAATTCGTCGATGTAAATGAGCTTGCGGCGATCGATTTTGTTCGTATAAGTTCCAAAAAGATCCTTTTCAACGTCGGTAATAGCAACAGCATGCATGTTTTGACCAAAAATGTTATCGATCATAGCTGACCAAAACACAGATTTGCCTGTGCCCTTGTCTTTACTGTAGAAAATTACCATATGATTCATACGTTTTTCAGGGAATTGGATCCTCGTAGCCAGGCAGTTAAGAACAAAATCATAATGATCTTTGTTATCCCCGCATATCGCGCTGAGAATGTCTTGGTACTTTTGCAGGCAAATATGATCTTCAGCGCCGCCAAAAATGCGATCATATCGCTCTGCGAGGAATGGCCTCCACGTATTAAGGACAGATGCTCCTCTTGTATCGATCGTAATGCCTTGTTTTAGTCTCGAATCGTGTATTTTTTCACTAAAGTAGATAAAAGGAATCGATGCCTCGTCTTCTTCTTGCAAATATTTGAAAAAATCTAACATCACTTCCTTTGTTCCGAGCTTGCCGAGCACCCTTGTCCTGCTAGCAAATGCTTCTTTGATGCGGAGGGTATCGCATTGAGTAAGCTCGTCAGATGATGTAAAAGACATCCATTTCTTGCTAGCAGTTGAATAATAAACGTTATCGACAAGATAAGACATCTTGATGAGATAGTCATTTAGATGGAAAACAATACCTTGCTTTACAGACTTTACGTAGATGTTTTCTGTCAGAGGAATCAGCTCTTTGAGGGTCGGACGGGAGCCTCGCGGAGCCAAAAGCTCTTCATCTACTTCGAATGGCTTGATTGCAAGCTCATGACAGAAGCCGCTAGCTGTAAGAAACGCATTAAGACGCATTAAAGTATCATTAACACTAGCAGAATTCATCATGATAAAACCATCTTGATTGTAGCTGACAATTGTCTCAACCATGCTCGCTTTGTTCATAAGATCATGGATCAAACAGCGCTCAAGGTCAAACGTCAGGTTGCAAAACTTAGAAATTCTATCAGATTTTTCATCTCCATCAGCTTTTTCAAAGTCAATAGACATCCATCCTTCCTTAATACTGTTGTCCCAATACTTGCATTCACCGGCAGTAATAGAGCGAATTTCAGCGATATTTTCGCACAGTTCTGCAAGGAAACTCTCTTGAGAAAAAGTTAGATTTTCATATGCTTTAAGCTCTCTTGAGAAGCACAAAACCTTCGAATTTCCGTTCATAACATAGAGAGAGCAACGCTTTCCTGCCTCAGCCAACTCGTCAAGGTTAACAAATTTGTTGATTTTGGCCTTTGCTTTGTCTTCTGAAATTCCCAAAGACTCTGCTAATTCACGACGAATTGACTTCGGATCTCTAACATATCGCTCAAGAGCACGGAAGATTTTGCCTGATTTGTGTTGCTTTCCGAGCCAAAGCCACGTATTAAAATTAGCCGCTTTCAGATCAAGATCAACCAAACCAGCCTCTCTACAAAGGTAATTACGTGCTAATCTGCTCATGCAATGAAAGCCGTATCCTTCTCCAACCAGTCTTCCACGACCCTTCTCTGGCATGTAATAATCAACATGAACTTTGCCATCGACGCTGCTATAAAAACCGCCTTTGATCAGCTTATGACGAGTATGATTGTCATGTCCTCCGCACAAAATACCATCTTTTACATGATCAATATGTGGAGAGGCTAAAATACGCAAAATATCACTATGGTTAAACACATTAACGAGAGAGAAGACCTTAACGCGATCGCTACTAGATTTTTCGCTGCTCATTTTTACTCCTGTATTTATAGGGGTGATTTTTTCTATATGGTATTTAACGGGGTCATAGCTATGACCTTCCGAAATTTTTTCTATGATTGGCAGCAAAGGGGTACTGCTCATACATATAAGCGAGAAAATTAATCTGACAAGCTCGATGTATCTCTAGCTATTACTGCATTAGCTAGAGCATTTAGAAGCGCTTAAATTACATCACCAGGTCGGCAAAGCAATACTTTTTCACAAAGCCAGTAAGAAATGTAGTTGTTATTGTCCTCTGCGCGTGTAAAGTCCTTAGAAAAGATATAACCGTCCTCTTCATCGCTGAAAACTTCGAGCCATTTCATCGTATCTTCACCAAGGTCTCGCACTGATGGCTCCTTTAAGAGTCCGTGAAAGAGGCGATCATAGCCACAAATCCATTGCTTTTTAGACACGTTAATATGCGGCATGTTCTCGTTATCAAGCAAAGGCGATTTAGTAGTCAATCTATACGTATGAAGGCTCCAACCAGGTCCGATATCGCGAATTAGCATGCAAGCAAAGATCATCTTAGCAATAGTGGCCCTTGGAGTGACAGTAAAGCGGAGAATAAGCTCTTCAATGCGCTTGTTAAGAATTTCTCTAGCCATCTTCTCTGTATAATTATATAGGATAAAATTTCTATATACTTTTCAACGACTGATATAGCTATGTGATTTTGTTGATTTTTCCTTCGAGCGCTCTAAGACGAGCCATTAACATGGCCATTTGAGCTACAACATCAGTTGTTGAAGCCGCTGAGCCTCCTCCGCCGGCAGCTCCACCCCCTTGAAGAGCCTCTACAGCAGTTTCTGCTCCTTCTTCGAGCAAATCAAGGCGTAGTGATTCCCATAACTTAACTGCTTTAGCGTCTCCGATTGCATCGGCCATTTTTACCAAATTACCAGCCATGTTGCGCCTTGTTTGGAGGCTATCGAAGCTCTTATTAAGCAAAACTTCCTTTACTTTGTCAAATCGTTCGCCTTTTATGAGACCTTGATCTATATGATCGTCTTGCAAACCAATCTTCTTCTGTAATTTGCGGAATCTTGCCCGCATTATAGATAACGAGCTGTCTTTGTATAGATTTACAAACTTATCGCCTGCTTCAGACCAAAATACTCTGGCAGTCATCCTTATACAATAGAGAAAGATAAAAATTACAACGAAACCATCCTTGGATCATCGTTGTCGTCTTCTTCTGGTTTTTCATATGGTGGTTTGAGGAAAGGCTCTTGTTTTGTATTGTTTTGTGTAGAATCTGGAAATACGGGGGCGCTCGGTACTATAGATGATAATTGAACTTCCGGAATTTGGTTAATAGCTTTCGGCTTGGCAGCTTCTTTCATCTGTTGTAATCTAGCAATAAGCTCTGCACGTTCTTTATCTTCTCTAGCTCGTTTTTCATCCAATTCTGCCGTTAATTTATCTAAACACACGTGTTCAGAAAGGACTTTGTCAAACCTATACAAACAATTATCAATTAATTCACCAATACTAGAATTTTGTTTTCCGATGACAACATAATAGCATTTTTTTCTAATTTCATATACGATAGTCATAAAATGAAAAGTTCCTGTATCGCATTCATCAATGCTTGTATTGCAAGGGTATTCTTGTTTATAAAATGAATGAATATCCGCAAATGCTTGATTGCGAAGAATCTCTCTATCGCCGTATCTATGAATTTCTTTATAAATACCTCTATATAGAGTGGAAAGTCCACGTTCTACGCATGATCTACGTTCTAGAGTTACTATCGCGTCTAAATCTGGGTATTTATTCCTCCATTTTTCACAAACTGAGTCAACTGCATGTACCAAAGATACTGGAATTCCATTTAACTTGCCAATTTTATATTTTTCCATCCATTCAAGCATCGGTTTTATATGCAAAGGTATATCTGATCGCGTACATGACCCTAAACTAATACCACGCTTTATTGTTATTTTTTGATCTATTATGTGTCTAATAGCATCGTTATCTAATACAGCCATTGCTGATCTATCATCCAATAGAAGTACAATTACATCTCCCATATCAATATCTGCAAAAGCGCTATATTTTTCAATAATTTGTTTGGCTTCTTTGCTAATAGACCCTCCCATATCAGATATTATAAGGAAAGATAATATTTTTTATTTTTGAACTAAAAACACATAGCTAAACGCTAAGGATTTTTACTAGATGAAACCCCCATAGTTTTTCTATAGTAAAAATCTTGACGAAAAAATCTTTACCTATAGTAGAATGGAATTTTTTGAGCCAATGTCTTTGACGTACAAAACAAAGTACAGCGCCAGCTCTCTCAGGTCAATTTCTTATACTATCAAAGCTTTGCAGGTGAAGTTGGGAGCCGCTAAAGACAAGATTAACATCGACGTTCTTAGCGATGTTGACGCTGTTTACGAAGCGATCAAGAGCAAAGAAGCAGCGCAATCATATGTGAAAAACACACTTTCTTATATTAAAATAATCTTCGAATTTCTAGAAAACGAAGACATTGCAGAGCGTTATAACAATCTTTTAGAAGAGGAAGGCAATGAACACAATGATAGTTATCTATTTAAACACGTGACTGAATCCCCTCCATCATACAAAGATCTTGTCTCTGACAAACACAAATTTGGTATGAATCGTAGCGAAGCTATCATGGTTTTAATGCATGTCTTATACCCTCCGCTAAGGGATCAAGACTACGCCGGAATGTATAGAGTTTGCTCTGGTCCCTTGCCAGAAGAGGCTTCTTGCTTAATAGAGCGAACTGGCTTTTTGTCGTATACGTTTACTAGAATCAAAGGCAAGACAGTCGCTGCTCTAGGACAAACAAGTTTTACAATTGATAATGAATTGCTGTCATCTTATTTTAATGATATAAAACCGAACTCGCTCGTTTTCAATCTTAATACTATAGCTATCTCTCTTCTAAGGAAGAAATTGTTCGAGGTTGGCTGTAATAAGCTCAGGCGCTCTTATGAATGGCATGAAGCTAGCAAGCTCGAAGGTAAGGATAGACGCTTAGCAGACATGATACTCGGTCATACAGTCCAAACAGGCGTTGCTGTGTACGCAGGTCTTGATATGACGAAGGATGCGAAGATAGAGTCTCTCGAAAAAGAGATAGCAACACTCAAAGAGTGCTTAGCTAAGTCGGAAAACGTTATAAAACACTAAACCTTTCGTAATGAATTTGCTTCTATTTCGCGAAGCGAGTTCCTTTGCAAACGGTCTTACGTTTCCTCTTTACCTCTCTTATATATCTATTCCGCTTACAATGTCAACTTTTTTTTGCCTTTTATAAATCGAATTAAAATCGCTCTGTATCTAGTATTCTTTGATTTTTAATTCTGTCGCGATTCATTGGCGGTAAGTCTAGAAACGTTTACAAGCGGCTTTGACGGCAAAGGGGGCAAGTCTGTAAACAAGTGGGAAAAGTCTGTATTCATCGGCGGGCTTCCAAGTAGCAAAAATGGCAAAAAAGTTGGAAATGTCTTTGGCTCTTTTACAAGGAAAGGTTTGGCTGTTTCTTGACTTTCGTTCCTTCTCATTCCCCCCTCCCCCCCGCTCTATTAAGAAGAAAAGTTAAGGTTGATTTCTTACTTTCAAAAGTTAAGATTTCACCAAACTCAAAAAATGTTGACTCAACAAAAGAGGGTGGGTGGTAGATCGATTTTTGAAACTTTATATTCAAAATCTTAAAATCTTAAAATCTTCAACCTCCAAAATAAAAGTTTTTAAAACCATCTCACACCCACCATCGACTAAATTTTCTCTATCTCTATTTTATAGTATAACTTTTCCTTTTTCCTTAATAATTTAAAAAAAAAGAGGTAAGTAAAAGATGATAAGTAATGAAAACGAGATTTCTTACCCGAGGGGGTGCAAGAGGGTGGGGGATGAAAAATCCCGATGAATCGAGACTTTTGATCCTTTGCTGGAGAAGGAGAAAAGTCAAGAATTCGACTTGTCAAATTATTTTGTCCGAAAAGGGGAGGGGGGGGGGTTCTGTCGAGGTCAACATTTTTCGACAAGTCAAATTCTTGACTTTCATTTCATGGTTTTCAAAGGAAGCTAAGTCAAAAAACGAGATTTCTTACCCGAGGGGGTGCTAGATGGTGGGGGTTGATTTTTGCGATGAATCGAGACTTTTGTTTTTCGTTTTCATCGGGAGCGTTTGCGATGAATCATAAGGAGAGCAACTTTTATTTGTCGCGAAAAAGTTAATAAGTCAAAAAACGAGATTTCTTACCCGAGGGGGTGCAAGGAGATTATCTCTTAATTTTGCGATGAATCGAGACTTTTGTTTTTCGTTTTCATCGTAATCGTTTTCAATGAATCACCGAGAGCGCGAAATTATATTTGTCGCGAAAAAGTTGATAAGTCAAAAAACGAGATTTCTTACCCGAGGGGGTGCAAGGAGCTTATTTCCAATTTTGCGATGAATCGAGACTTTTGTTTTTCGTTTTCATAAGGAACGAAAGTCTCGATTCACCGAAATATAACATTGGGTAAAATCGCCTTTTAGAGATTATAAAAAAGTTAATTTTTAACTTTTCTTATCCATTATAGCAAAGGAATGTAAAAAAATGTTAGTGCTAAATTACAGAAGTTGTAAAAAATAGGAAAAAGAACCATTTTTTGCAAAAAGTGGTCTTGATGGAATTCTTAGCCTTGAAAATTGACTTTTTTCCTTTGAAAATTGACTTTTTTCCTTTGAAAACGTCCAAAAAAGTCTATTTTTTACCTTTTTACGAAAAAAAATAATATTAATATTAATATTAATATTATATTAT